GTTGAATTTATTACATTCGGTGATATCGAAACATTTAATACTCCTCAAGATTTTACTTTCAGTTTATGGTTTGAGTTTACAAGTATTAGTGGTGACCATGATATATTTACTAAAGGTTCTCACTCTACCTTTAAACCAATTTTATGTTGGTATGATTCTTCTGTAAGTGGATTAGCACAACATAATGGAGGAGGTTCAAATACAATATCATTTATGGTGACCGATACTAATAATACTATGCATTGGGTTGCTGCACCGAGTAATCAAATTGTAGCTAATCAAATATATAATTTAGTTGTACAACATAATAGTTCTGGTAGGTCAAGAATTTTTATAAACAATGTAGAAAAAGCTGACCATACGCAAGCTACTACAGACGGTATGAAAAATGATACTAATCCATTGAAAATAGGTGCACCTACTAATGCTACTCAAGATTCAGATATGAAGATATATGCTTTTCATGCGTATGATTCGTTTTTAACAGATGCTCAAATAGCACAAAATTGGAATAGTTTAAAAGGAAGATTTGGTTTATAAAAACCATATAAATAGAGATATGCCAGCAGTAACAAGAATAGGAGATGCAGATGTGGCTCACTGTAGTGGAATGGTGAGAGCGGCGGGGAGTAGTAATGTCTTCGCCAATGGCATTCCAGTATCTAGGCAAGGTGATAATAACACGGGGCACCTACTTCCTGGTTCTCCTTGTCCATCACACTCTGCACCAATAACAGCTGGTTCTAGTACAGTAAAAGTAAACACATTAGGATGTGGAAGAGTCGGTGATGGTATCACTGCATGTACTTCAGTTGCGGCTGGTTCATCAAACGTTTTTGCAGGAGGTTAAGATTATGGCATTAAATTGTGGAGAAAATCCTTTATTAAAAGCAGTTCAAGATTCTAAGAATGCGTTGAAAGAAAAAATGGCTGGGCTCAAAGGTGCTTCTACAGGAGCAGTTGCTGGTGCATTGGAAGAAATTAAAACAGCCAAAGCACAATTAAAAAAAGATTTATTAGCAGCAGTACCAGAAATTCCTAAATTACCAGATTTTCAAAAAGAATTAGATGAACTAAAAAAAGCTTAAAAGATAAAGCTGATGGTTGGTCTGATAAATTACGAGATTTCGAAAATTCTTGGGGTGGAGCTATTGATGATATCCAAGAAACTATAGGTGCACTAAGTGATATCGCTAATGCTCCAGCTGCTTTTGCTGATGACATCGCAGCAAAATTAGATATTTGTAAACAAGAAGATGTCGAGGGTGAACCAGACCCAGACAATCCAGGTAAACTAAAAAAGAAAGACAAGCCTTTAAAGGTTCAAGATTCGACAGAGCCGCCAAAAGAAGATAGCAAACCAGTAGCTGCAACACCATCAAGAGCGACGGTGATTGCTGAAGCTAATAGAGTTAGCTCTTCTGATGTTGATGCGCTGACTGCAGCTGCTTCAGCAGGAGAAATAAGTAATGCGTTAGGTCGAGCGAAGCTTAACATCAGTATAGATATTAAAAAAAGTAAGAAAGCAGCAAACAAATTAAAAACTAAAGCGAAAAAAGAATTTAAGAAAATTCCCAAAAGCTTTAAACAAAAATACCCCGGTGCTCTTAATACAGAATATTATATAATAGAAGGCGTCACAATGCCAGACGTTGTTTCAGAAACTGTGTATTATTATAATAGACAATACGCATTACAACAATTATGTATTAAAGTTAACGATATAGTTGATGCGGTGCTTGGTTCATTTGGTACACGGTCAGGTTCGATTTTAGATAGGTGGAAAGGTAGCAAATGGGACACCGGCTTTGAAATTGCATTAGCGATGCGATTGTATTATAGTCACGGATTTGGTATATTAGAAGATAGCGACGCATACGGCAGAAAAATGGAATCATTTTTTACAACTAAAGAAGCTAAGCAATTTCTGAAATCTGCCTTTGATTTAAAACCCTATGACTATAGTGCAGCTAAAACACCTACTATATATTCTGGTTTAGATATTCAAAATGGAGGTAAGGGTGTAGTAGTTAAAGACTATAGAAAGCTTTTAGAAGAATGCTTAGATGCAATTTTTCAAGCAGAGAATTTGAGTGTTAGTGCTTTGGCTAACGTGGCTTCATATAAATCTAAAAGACCACTTAGTGATGTTTTAGAAAATATGCCAACCAAAAGTACAGCTTTTTTACCAAAAGCTCTAGGCGGAATCATTAAAAACTACGAAGACATATTTATTCAGGCTGAAGATGAGACTGGAGAGTACGAACAACAAATTCAAAGGTATACTCCATCTAATTTTGTAGAGCATTGGATGTATAAAGGAGTAGCTGCAATATTTGTTACTTCACATGACCAACATAAACAATTGGCTCAGCTAGGATATACTCATTCTCAATCTTAATCTGAAAAAAGCTTGGGCTTTTCATATAAATAGTTGATATGAGTTATTCAGATTACAATGCAACTAAGTCTCAATATATTGTTCCAAGCTCAGACAGAGTATATTCTGATTTAGATTTAGCCTTGACTAAGCACCCAGTCTATGACGACATTCGGCCGCTTACTGACATTGATGCTGTTAAAAACTCTGTTAGAAATTTATTATTAACAAATAAAGGTGAAAGACCATTTCAACCAAATGTTGGTAGTGGTATATTTGCTCTATTATTTGAACATGCTAATATGTATACTTATGAAGCTGTAAGAAATAACATTCAAGATATGCTTTATTCTTACGAGCCTAGAATCAATCAAGTTAAAGTAAAGATAGATGCAAACGACGAGAAAAACGAAATGCATGTTACGGTGGGATTTAATATAACAGGAGTAGCATCTGACGAAACTGTAGATTTTTACTTAGAGAGGTTAAGATAATATGGCACAATTTAATACAACAGAACTAGATTTCCAAGAAATTAAAAATAATTTAATTAGTTATTTTAAAAGACAGGGAGGTCAATTTAGAGACTATGATTTTACTGGTTCCGGTATGGACCAACTGATGGATATTCTCGCATATAATACACATTATAATGCGTTAAATGCTCACATGGCCATGAATGAATCCTTTCTTGATTCCGCTCAGGTTCGTGGTAACGTTGTTTCCAGGGCTAAGCTTCTTGGATATACTCCCAAGTCGGTAACTGCACCCAGTGCATCTATTAATGTTGTATTCAATAGAAGTACTGGAAATTCTAGTACAAGTCTTACCCTTCCGTCAGGTACACAATTTATTACTAACATTGACGACACGACTTTTGTTTTTGAAACAACCGAATCCGTCATTCAACAACTCGATAATGTTACAGGAAACACATTTACTTTTAATAGATTAATTGTTAAACAGGGTACATCTAAAACAGAAAATTATTCTATTGATAACAGTTATGACCAAAGATTTGTTATTAATTCAAAGAAGGTAGATACCTCAACTCTAAAAGTAGAAGTTTATCCTACTTTAGATGGTAGTGGTACACCAGAAATTTATGAAGTGTTTACAGAGTTTCCAAATATCGATGGCCAATCTTTAATTTATTTTATTGATGAAAATGCAGATGGTAACTATGAGATAAGATTTGGTAATAATTTATTTGGTAAAAGACCTCAAGCTTCTGGTTTAGTGAGATTAACGTACTTGGTTTCGGAAGGTGGAATAACTAATGGTGCTAGATTGTTTACATATAAAGCAGGACAGATATCTGGTGTTGAATCCAATGTTTCGGTATCATTAACATCTGCCGCAGCCGGTGGTTCATCTGCAGAAAATATTGATTCGATTAAATATAATGCTCCTCTTTCGTTTATTGCCCAAGAAAGAGCTGTGACATCAGATGATTATAAGTCTTTGATAATGAAAAAATTTACTGGTATTGATAATGTATCTGCATGGGGTGGTGAAACAGAAACCCCTGCTCAATACGGAAGAATTTATATTTCAATTAAGCCAACAGCCACTCAATATTTAACAGCACTTCAGAAAGAAGAAATTTTAGCTTACTTATCAAATAAAAAAGTAGTTGGAATTACACCAGAGATTGTTGACCCAGAGTATACTTATTTGTATTTTGAAATTTTCTTTAAATACGATCCGTCTGCTACATCATCTTCAGCCGGTGGATTATCTGCAGCAATTAAACAAGCGTTAATCAATTATAACTCAACTAAATTAAATAATTTCTCAGGTGTATATAGGCATTCTAATTTAGTATCGAGTATCGATGCAGTTAACGCAGCAATTTTAAATACGACCGCTCGGGTATATGCTTATAAAAATATTAAATTGACTTCATCTAGTAACGATGCTCATACTGCAGACTTTGCCTTCGCGATTGATGGTAAAATAGACCAAACAGAATCAATGATGACAACCTCTAGTATTACAGTTAATGGAGAAAGCCATTTCTTAGCCGATGAGCAATTGATTGGAGATAATATTAGGCGGAGAATTTATTCATACAAGGTTGACTCGGATGGTAACAGACAGCGAGTCAACAATAATATTGGATTTATAACACCATCATCTGGCTTAGTTGATTTAGCTGGCCTACAAAATGATAATGACGAATTTATTAAAATACAAGTACGACCAGCATCAGACGATGTAATATCAAAGAAAAGAAAAATTTTACAAATTGATGTAGACAGTACAGTAATAATTGGCGATATAGATAATATGAGTATTGCGGGTTCTGCTGGATTGTCTAAATATAATACGTTTACTAGGGACGCATAAAATATGGGACATTCAGCCACCGAATCATTCGCTATCCAACCGCACAATGTAGAAGCATCGCGAGTTGAAACATTAATACCAGAACAGCTAAGAGAAAACGCAAGTAATCTTATTGGTCTATTGACTGAGTATTATGATTACATGAATGAAGATGGTATCGTTAAAGGAATAAACATTCTTAATCCAGGTACCGGTGGTAGTATAGCTTTTGCTGATTTAGAACAATCAGATGCACAACAAGGAATTGAAGTATTTGACTTTGTACCATCTAATTATAATCAGCAATATGCTAGACTATCTGAAGAAGAAATTAATTCTTTGTCTTTTACAACTATAGATGCAAATGGAAGTATATATTCTACTGTTGCATATCGCGGATTAACTAATTCAAATTATTACGTGCTGAAATTAAATAAGGTTGATAATACTATTCATGCATTGAGTAATGTTTGGGTGATGGCTTCGATTGACCAAGGGAGCTTAACGTGTGATTTTTATGATTCGTTAACAGATTTATCTTTGGGTTCGGTAAACCCAGCAGTTGACCAAATTGTTTTTAGAGGAAACACCGGTGGTTCATTTTTAAACCCCGATACTACTACTGACCCCGCGGCCTTTCAGGTTGGGCAAATCGACCCAATTGCGGTAACATCTGCCGCAACAGTTGGCGGAACCACATCGAAAACCACATTTGTTAATTTTACTAACATACCAGCTAATGGTGGTCATGGCTCAGGATTGAGTGTTGATATTCTTACTGAGTCTGGTTATATTGTTTCTGTAATACCAAATACACCAGGGCACGGATATAGAATTGATGACTATCTAGAACTAAATATTTTAAAAGATGCTACTCTTACTATCGGAGATGTAATTGCTGCACCCAGTAATGTAGTAAGAAGAGTCTTAGCAGAGCACGATATTGATAAAACCACCGATGACTATCTAGGCAAAATTCAAAAGGAAATTGCTACAGGTATACCAGATGCTAAAAATTTAGATAAAAATACACTATATAAAAAGATTGTAGAATATTATAATACCCGTGGTAGCGAGTCCAGTGTCGAATCATTCTTTAAAATATTCTTTGATGAAGTTGCTCAGGTTTCATATCCAAAAGAATTTCTTTTTAAACCATCCGATGGTATATACGAAGGCTCTTCTGCAGTCTCTACTACAAAAGAAAAATATTATTATAAAGCCGGGTACGATGAAAATCGTCGTATACAATTCTTAAAGAGCGATACCTTTGGAATAGTAAAAGAAGGTACCTTTTTTATTGACTTTGAGTTTGGTGAAGATTATAAAAGAGGACACTTAACTGCTGCTTCTAACTCTCCGTCAACAAAAGCAACCGTCGAAGGCGAAACCCATTTATTCAGTGCTCAGAACTGGACTCAAACTTCACTGACCCGCAATCAATATAGAGATGTGGGTGTAACATTTGAAATTGATTCTAATAATGATTTAATTATTAGAGGAAGAATGGTCCGATTTCAAAATAGATTTACTCATACCTTTTCAAATTATGTTAGTGGGACTAATGAAAAGCCATTTCAAGAAGCCGCTAATGATAATCAGAAAAGAATTCGCGTAGCAATTAGCATAGACACTAAACAATCTTTTGATAATGTTTGGAGTGGTGCAGACAAAGGTCGAGGCACAGTAACGGGTGCAGTGGGTGACACGAATACTATGAATCTAGACATCGCAACAGATACTGGAACAATTCAGGCTGGTATGTATGTCAGACAACAAGGAGCTATTGGACTTCCTATAGCGAATGCAACTAAGGTAACAAGCTATAATGCTTCTACCGGAGCATTAGTATTGACTAATAACGTAACGCTTAGCTCCAATCAATTAAATTTAGAATTTTATGATGCTCACTTTGTACTTGGTGAAACTAAAATTGGTATTTTAAATAATAACACAGCAAGTATTCAAACCGCTACATTATCTTCAACCTCACAAAATGTTGGCGGTGGAAATGATTCAGCTGGAAGACCTATAAATGGTACGTATGAAGTAAACTTATACCCAGGCGCTATTGGTTCTGTATACCTCAGCGGAAATGCGGGTGACATTCAAGATTTTGAAGAAAATCCTTTTTCTGAATTGTATTATTATGGATTTGCATTTGTTCCACGATTATGTACTACTTCAGAAATGACAAATTTCATTACTGGTAAAGTTGTTCCAGTTGACAAAATAGTAGATATTAATTTTGATAATAACGGAAGCGTAAATCTAACTAATAAAGGTACAACAATTGTTGTAGCCAAAGCACTTACTGGTGGAGGTGAACGAGTTACTCGTACAGATGGCTCAACATACATTCCTGCTGTTACAGAAACTAATTATGGTCTATCATCTACTGGTAGTGAGTACCCAAGAAAAATAACTTGGAAAAATACTAAAGGATTCTTGTCTGATGTGATGAAGTTGCACGATGGTAGTTACTATCAAGAATTTTCATATTTAATACGAAGCCAATTATCGGTTGACAATTGGGAAACTGAATTTAATAAATTAGTCCACCCAGCCGGAATGAAATTCTTTACAGCTCTATTCTTAGAATTGGCTAGAGAAAGAACTGATTATACTGTTCCACCAGTCCTAGACCCGACTAATATTAAATCTTGGTTACCGGCTGTTCAGCTACTCGTTGGTATAAGAGAAGACGAAGGCGGCCGAGATGTTTCTGGTGTTCATTCGCCAAAATGGCAACCAGGTTGGTTCGAATACTTCCGATCAGTATATCTCGAAATTATACTTTACGACAAATATTCAGCATTCTATGAATTACAACAGGCTAATCTTAATAATAAAAAAGACGTCTATTATGACTATGATAATGGCCTTAAGCTAATCGGCTCAAGTACGCTTTCGGGCAATGCTAAACAAGCAATTATAGATTCTACCGACGATAGTATATCAGTTGATGAACAATACATTGACCTAGATGGAAAAGGCACAGCTATTGATACCTCTGGTAAATTAGGATTAGATTCTGAACTAGAATTGACATTTAAATTAAAAGATACCACAGGGACTAGCGCTAAAGGAAAATTCTTAGCTGGAACTAGATTCCGCGGATTAGATGGTTCCTTTAGAGAATTGTCGGTAAAAGGTAATGGCGGAAATAAAGTAGACGTTATAGTTTCTGATTATGATGCAACTACGGTTGAAGGTAAAGCCAATGATGTAAATAATAATTCAAAACTTTTCGAAGCGATTAGAGTTACAGGAACAAACTTTGACGACAATGATAGTACTCAAGGAGTTGAATTTACTGACACGTCTGTATCTCAAGAAACTAGTGGGAATGGTTCTGGTACTGGCGGAGCTCATTTTACTAAAGCTGATCGTGGGCATAATTTAATTATATTTAATCCAAACTCAGGTACAATTACTGCAGATGGCGATACTTACGCGCCTAATAAGTATAGATATTTTGAGTTTGATACTTATGGTGGAAGTGCCTCGGGGCATTCAGCTTCCGGCGGTGTATCAGCACAAGGAGTTGCAGAACACGCTTTACATGACAAACTAGAAAGTATGCCGTCAGGTTTAGTTGCGATAATATATTCATACGATGCGGCAGGATGTCATATGAATGTTTTAAATCGTATTGGGCCAGCAAGTAATGGACATTACACAATAAATTCTAGTGATGGGTATGACCGAGATGGTCAAGCTGATATTCAAGGACTGAGATATGCTTTGACTAAATATTTTGGTGCTACAGACGCTCAAACACAATTTGGCCACATTAATAATACTAGTGGTACAACTGACCTTCTTAGTGATAACGCTAATGGTCCAAGCTTTAGAACTTCTCACGTTTTCATCGGCGAAAGAAATTCTATTGCTCAAGCAGACGCAACACACACTCTAAATTCTGAAAGGTCGATTGAAAAATGTTCTGTTCGAACAGGAGATAGTGGTAGCCTCTCTGCGACAATTCAGTACCAATCACAGACTCACACTAAAACTACTGCAGGGCAATCCGTTAGCAATAGTATTACTAGACGAGGTCCTTTTGAAAGAGATAAACTTTTACAATTGGCAGATGCCGAGAAAGGATTAAACCTTGCTCAACCATACACTGTAGATTTAGGAACACCTGGCTCATTTAGAACATTAAACCTAAATGTAAATGGCCAAATAAAACTTGATGACACAATATTAAGAAGCGAAAAAGAAGCTTCTTCACCACAGATAGTTGATGAAATTCTATTAGAGAAATATGATTATACTGATGCCTTTGTTATAATAGGTCAGCAAAATGCGACGGGCAATAATAATGACACCTTCGTAAATAATAATACATGGTATACACAAACACATATTAATAGAAATAATACTATGGGTCTTTATTATGACCATGACCTTGAAGGTGTTGTAACTCAAGGTGGTAATCAATGGTTATTTTTAAATAACGATTCTGTTATTGATAACGAAGATACTGAATTTGAAATTACTGTAGAAGTTAAGAATATTGCTTCACACAATGTAACTTATTATATTGGCCATCAGAGTATAGATGCAAGTGGAACTTCTTTGAGTACTGACAGATTTACTTCTCATAATTATATAAGGTCAAATGAGTTATTGACGGTCGGTGCAGAACAGACTACTACGTATAAAGCAAAGGGATTCAATCCGGTTTTAGCCGAGCAGGGAAACCAAGGGGTAGCACACCCAGATGCTTCTCCAAATAAATTTGACCCTGGTGCTAAGAAATTTAGATTGTTGATTATTAGTAATTATAGCAGCACAAACACTTTTAATGCTGGAAATAATTTAGGCAATGATGCTAATACACCATCTCTTTTAATTAAGAAAATCAGTATTAAAAGAACAGACGGAAAAGCAATTGAGTTCGACGGACTTCCAAAAGGTTCAGCAGACTGGGGTATTAAAAATATTTCGTCTTTAAGCTTACCTCCAATAACAATTAATGCTGATGCAACTAATAATAATTTAGAAGAGTCTAATGTTTCAATTGGCTCTATTAACATAGACAAGCAGCTTGCAGGATTGCACAACGGAGATACGTCGTTTACCGATACTAATTTATATAAAGATTTTTTACCATGGACACCTGGTACTGGAAGTCAAACTGTTAATGGTGGCGTTTGGGGCAAAAACGGACGCGAAGAAGAAAGTATTCAAAAAATAACAGATGGTCCATTTGGAACTCCTGCGGTTACATGGACTGCAAAAAATCAAGAAGCTTCCACGACCAGCCCAGCTGATGGCGGGTATAATGGCCCCTATGTTTCAGTTGACCCAACCAAAGACCATAGATTATCTACGTATTTTAGAATAAAACAAAAAGGCACTCAAGGCAATATGTATTTTGGTGTAAGACCAGCTCACACATTTGGAGTTACTGGTGCATTTTCTGGTGGTGCACAGGCTGGTCAGAATTCAAGCGCTTTCAAGCTAAATATGCTAAAAGTTTCGGTACCAAATGGCTCTAGCGTTTTCGCTGAGACAGATATTATTCAAGTCGAGCTTGGTAATGAAACTTTTGTTTATGTTAGTAGCTCAGCAAGTTGGATAGAAAACTCACGCGTTCCTATTCAATTTAACTTTTTCAAAAATGCAGATAGCTCAGCTGGGACTTTAGTCGCCGATTTAAATAAGGGTGTAAATAATCAAATATTTTATGGAACGGCGAAACGCAGCTTACTGGAAGGTACACTTAAAATTCAGCTTTATACAGACGACTTATTACAAACACCCTTAATTACTAATGGAGGCGTAACTGAAACCGTAACTACCTTTGCTAGTACTCCAAAAGCATATCAAATAAGTACTGATAACTTTTATTCTTTTAACCCGAGAAAGAGAGATTTTGAAGGTGAAGAAGACAGATGGTATGTTGTCAATACTCTAATAAAGGCTCACCAAAAAGCAGGGAAGAATGTCGATAATAGAGAGTTACAAAGCTCTAATAACATACCCGAGTGGGTAGGGGTATTTGATTTAGTCACCGGTGAAAAAATATATGACGCTGGTAACAATTCTACTAATTCTGTAGTATCGTCTATGTTCGCGAGTGAAAACACAACAATGTTAATGACGCGGGGATATCAATTTTATAATCATACTACCGATAAAGATGAGATTGAATTTGGTGAACCAATGCTAGAAGTATTAGATGGAACGGAAGTTCCTTATAAAGATTTATTGTCTTTACCTAGACATAGGGTTTCTCAATACCCTGCAGGGATTCAGTTATCAAAAGCAGCACTTATTAGTGCTGATAAGACTAACGACTTTAAGCTTAATATTTCCGAATTTGACAAAGCTGCATTTAAGAGTGGAGTAAATACTTCTACTGAAGTTCAAGCTATAACATCAGTGCCTTTAACTGGAACGTCTTCTGCAGAACCCGAATTAGCTCCAACTGATGTTACTAATGCCCTAACTCTTACTAATATAATAAATCCGTCCGATACTACTACAGGAGTATTATTAGGAGCCGGAATTAGAAATCTAAGTGGGGTTACATATAAGAGTGCTTTATACGTAGGTGTATTAGGTGATGCCTTTAATATATCCTCTAGTGATTATACTGCAAGTCCTGCAGGAAACGGAGCTACATTTGTAGCCACAATAAAAGAAGATGTTACTGCAACTACTCCAGCTGAACAATATTACGTTGAACTGTCAATAAAAGATTCTGGTCATTTTTGGCAAGAAGGCTCAACAATTACTATAGTTGATAGTAAACTTGGAAACACTGGTGCACCATCTGTGGTCTTTAAAGTTGAAAAGATTCATCATGGTAAAGTTGATGTTCCAAATAGTCATTTAATATCGAGTGTAGACGGGAAGGTTACTTTAGGATTAGATGCTACAATCTCTACAGATAATAGTGAGATATTTGACACACACAATATTTTATTTAATAAAGATAAAGAATACGAAGTCTCATTTAATGCTACTCAATTATTTGATTACAACCTACCTTCTAATCTTTACATATCAGGTGGAAATCAAATTGGATATTATACAGATTTAACTGGATTAGCCGGACCGAGTAATGCATTTGGAAATCCGCACATTGGAAGCGCGATAAATCAAGGAGACGGTCCACACGAATTTAATTGGCACAGCACCGTTGAAGGCTTTTGTAGAATATTCCTTGCGGTATCTAATGCAGATGGTGGAATTAGATTAGCACATAATGGTCATGAGCTAAGAATTGTTGATACTAATACTACATCAATATCATCTACCGCTGAGCCTAAAAACTGGTACATCAGTGATACTGGTTTAAGCCACCATAACACTATCACTTCATTACAAAATGAATCTAGTTCAGCTGATGGACGAGCTGTAAATAGTCAAGAATTAGATGCTTTTGAAAATTCTGCGGATAATCCTAATCCCGCTTTAGGTGATAGTATATTAGTTGTATTTGAGTCTGAATGGTTATCTTATGGTAATAACACAATTCAAATTTATAACACCAATAATGATGATGTTACATTCAAGTTCTTAGAAGTTGCTCCTGCGGCTCAAGGGTTAATTACATCTGGTTCGAACACCCATACACTTTATATGGATAGTAATACAGTATCTTCTAAAATTATTATTGACCATAAAATTGATAGGCTTGCAAGTCGTTTAAATGATAACACAGCAATTGGAAGAGCAATCGCAAATTATGAGAAACAATACGCGTATGCTTATAAATTAGAAAATGTAAAAGTTCGTGAGAAAAGACGACTCTTGTATAAAGGTGAATTTAAATCTATAGTAGGCGATGCACCAACACCAGAAACTGGCGCAACTAATCCTAATGCTCTATATGGAACGACCAGCTACCGACCAATTGATGTAACAAGTACATCTGCAACCGATGGAATATTGGCTCAAGGTGGAAGCGCTCGAGTACCTTCACTCGACACATACGATTCAGCATCTGGATTGGGTGGAAAAAGTGATGGCACTAATCTTACTTTAGGTATACCAAAAGGTAATTATGGCGCTCTTAAATTTGAAGCTGGTAATCAGACCGTACATTATCTAGATATTGGTTCAGATACAAATAGATTCCCGTATGATGAAGATAATAATATTAGTACTTGGAAACCAAATGAAATATATGAAATTTCTGGTGAAGTCTTTATACCAAGTGGAAATACTAAACTAGAAAAGATTATGATTTTAGCTGGGGTAAATCCTAGAGCTCTAAATGACCAAGGACAATATCTATTTGGATTTAATGAATCGCCTTATCATAACACTACATACCCATTGTTTAAAAATAGATTAGGGCCATATCAAATACGAGAAGGCGCATTAGCCGGGTATAATTATCTTTCAAATCAAGAAACAGTAATAACTACTAAAGGCTCTTGGGTTTCATTTAAACACTCTTTTACAACTAGAGGTTTAGTAGAAGAAACTCGGCCTGTAATACGAATAGTTTCAAATGTTAAAGGAGAAGCTGTAGGAAGTGTTGAAGCTTATACTGGAAATGCTCTTGGTGAAACTTTTTATGTTAAGCATATTAGAATTAAAGAAGGTTTTGATACCGATTTAATAAAAGATAAAAAAGCAATCATTAACACAGAAACTGCATTTTTAGATACTAAAGCTCAAAGAGATTATTCATTATCATTACAGAACCCCGCATCTGGTGCATTTCAAGAAGAAGCTCTTATCTTTAGCAAAATTAAATACCCAACAACATCAAATCAATATAAGATTCGAATAAATGATACTGCGCTATTAGTAAGTACAGAATTTAATTTAGAAGATTTGCCAACTAATGATAGTAACCTACTTGCAAGTGCTTTACCATTCCCCGTTAATTCAACTACGAACACAGCATCTTATGGAAGAAGTGATATTAATATTCACGGCGGAAACACACCCAATGATTTAATAAATTGTCCTAGCGGATTTATTCCTCTTGGAAATCCAATTCAAATTGGCTCAGGCATTGATAATACTCCTTATACAACTTCATACGAAAACACTGCTAAAGTTGTAGCTACTCCGTTTGGAAACAGAGACGTAATTTGGGAAGCAAGAAATACTGATGATGAGTGGAAAGAAATAACTAAAATTAATAAAACAAATAACGGTACAGGCCTTGTTCAAGGTATATATAGTAATGTTCCACTTATTGATGCTAATAGTCCAAGCGCGAGCTCACATAATAAGAATCTTGCAATAGGTAAAGGCGCTACAATTACTTTTCAAGTTGGTAACAGCGGGCAGATTTTTAATGTATCTCTACGAAATAAAGGATTTAATTATGGTATTAATCACAATACCGCTCATGCTATACCAGTAAAATTTGCGATTGGCCAAGCGCACGTCACGGCAAATGGTGGTAATAGAACTACAGATGTTGGAGATTCACCAGAGAAATTAACAGCACCAACTAATGAAATTTATAATATAGAATCATTTATTGGTAAAACAAAGGTGACAGGAAGTTCTGCATCAACAACTAATTATAGTATTGGTAATAGCCCTTCAACAAGTGGTGGTGCTATTGAACCAGGTATGATTGTAACCGGTACTGGAATCAGTGGATTTGTTAAAGTAGCATCAGTAAATTATAGCGGGACTTTAGGCCACACCTTCACAGCTAAGAAACAGCCTATTCCAATAGTATTAAGTAGTGCTCAAACTATTAATGATAATACATCTTTAACATTTAGAAAACCGACTCGAAGTATTACTGTTGGAGCTAGAACTCCTAACGGAGCTGATGATGGAATTGTTAAAGTAGGAATGCAAGTAAGCGGAGGCAGTATTCCAGCCGGCACAACGGTTTCATCTATTGCGCATCAAAGCCCCAATCAAACTAGAGTTACTATTACTGATAACACAGTTAATATAACAAACCCAACAACGCTAACTTTTCAAGACCCATTCTATCCACTTAAAAATGGAACTGGATATGTGATTAAAGCTAATATACAATCTTCTAGTGGTAGCGACAGCCCATTGCAGAATAAGACTGATTTTAGTTACGACGACGGTGGTTTCAGATCTCCGATCGTGGAAATTGATAACAGTAAACTCTATCGAGTATCAGTATGGGCTAAGGCTTCAGATACAACATTCACTAATGAATCTCCTAATACTCAGGGCTTTACGACAAGTATGGGTTCAATGAAAACTATTGCTTGGGCTGGTTCTAATGACTCAGCATTAGCTACTCCATTGGAAAGTAATAATGGAAATAATACAGCTAGACAGCGGTGCACATTCTTTAAGGATTTTGATTTTGGGGTACATAGTGCTACAAATGTGGCAACTTCAACTGGCGGTAATAATAACAAATGGTTCTTGGTTGTAGCTCATATTCACCCAGCAGGTACTAACACTACGGGATTTAATAACCATACTAACACTGGAACTTATGCACCGGATTTGAATGGAACAAAGATTCGTTCGATTACTAATACTAAACAGGGTGACTGGATATTTAGTCCAGGCATGAAATATATTCGCGTTTTTGCAATAAATAATGGTAATATTAGAACTACAGAAGACCCAGTACAATTCTATGCTCCTAGAATAGAAATTGTTGATGGCACTGAACCTTCAATATCAGAATTGACTAGTGGTAAAATACGGTATAAGAATTTAGCTGATGAAGATAGAAAAGAAATACCTATTTTATCTTGGAACCATACACTATCAAATATCAATAAGCCAATTAAAGACTATAAACATATTATAGAGCAAGAAAAATTCAATGTTAAAATCGATGAAGACTTTGTTGTGAATGGAGAGTCGATTGAATATGCAGACATGATAGAACAAAAAATAGTTCCAGTTAAAGGCACTACTGAATCCGTATTTACATTAGACTTTACAGGTAAGACGGGCGACGTTTCAGTTATTCTTCCGCTAAGAAATGTTGGAAGCGCAATGAATGCTTCAGTGGATTGGGGTGATGGTACTTCTCATATTATTAGGTTTACTGGAGATAAAGATTTATATCACACATATACAGGTGGTGGCGGAAACGGTTATACTATAAGAATAGATGGACAATTCGATAAAATACAATCAGACGGAAACACGGATTCAGCGAGTAGTTCTACTGCATCATCTGCTAATAAAACTACTGCGAGAAGCAATTGGTCAACATCTTTAGTCTCAGTGTACTTAGGAAATTCTACAATAACAGCTGAAGGGCTGTCATCAGCATTTAAGAATTGCACCGCACTCAAAACATTCACTACCCAAGCTGGTATAACTAATACCTCAGCTTTAACGAAACTTCAAAGTACCTTTGAAGGTTGTTCTGCTTTAGAAACCATTGACATGAGAGGCCTAGATACATCAAATGTCACTACGCTTCAAGATTTTCATAAAGCGTCTAGTGCTAAGACTGTAAATGTTATAGGACTTCATAGTAGAAATTGGGATGCGTTAACGGTTGGAACTGGAAATGGATTCTCAGGCGCATTTACAAACGTTGATATTGGAACAGCTGAACTTGACCGATGTTATATCGCATGGGCCAATAATCGCTTTGCCAATACTACAAAAGGAAGAAGCATTAATAGCGCGAGTGCTGCTTCAAAATTCAATGCAGACATGGGTACAGCTAAATATAGTTTAATTGGAAAACGAACTGGTGCTACTGATACTTCAGAAGATTCAGCATCGACATATAACCCAGTAGCAGCTCGAACTATACTGGTATCTGATACCGGTGGTTCAGCGAGCTCTGCAAATATGGGGTGGACATTAACCGATGGAGGTCAAGCAACTTAATAATAATTTAAAATTAGGTAGGTAGAAACATATAAATAAGGATAATTCGAAAAATAAAAGGCAATTATGGCAGCAATTATAACAGACGATTTTAGAAAAATTAACATAGATAGGTTTTTCGACGATGTAAGTAAGTCTCACGCCGCGGGCGGGAAAGACTATTATATCGGTATTGGTAAAACAGACCCGTATGAAGATGACGACGCGGGCGTTAACGAGATAAACGAAGCTTCTTTTTCTCCGCCAACACCAGTTGGAAGTGAGATTGACAAAAAAGACATTAAAAAGAATTTAATGACTCTTAAGTTAGTTGAACCTGCCGATGTTAAACGAATGGTTCCACAAATTAGATTCACCGTTGGAACTAAATATAAAGTTTATAATCCATTCGACCCAACATGTTTTGATATTACAGATGACGTTATGCCATGTTATGTTACATATACTGGTGCTGATAACCGAGCTAGGATTTATGCTTGTTTAGGAAATAATAATAATGCTGCAACTTCAGAAGTAATTGGTTCAGTGCCGGCAGGCAATACCCCATTTGGTGTAGTTCAAAATTCTACTGACAAATATATTTGGGCATATATTTGTGATTGGGATAAACATGTACCGGCTAACAAATTTTCAAGTTCAAGAACATTTATGAACTTACCAGAAGATGATGTAATTGATACCACGCTTTCTACTGATGGTATTACTGATGGCAGAAAAAGAGCAGTGCAATCGAGTGGAGGCCTTCTTTATGGATTTGCAATTAGCGCTAAAAGGCCAGGAGCTAATTACCCAAGTGGTTCAGGCGGACACCCAAGAACTGGTGACAATGCATTGGACGCAATAATTGTTGGAGAGCATTTAGACGGCACTAAAATTACTGCAAATAATACTTGTAAAGTAGAAACTGGAGTTGGTGGAACAATTACACGAGTAATATGGAATCTTAGCAATGCTCAGACTTTAGGATATTCAAAAGCTACCACTAAAGCTTCTTCTACTACTGGCGGAACATCTAGCTCTGGATCGTGGACATCAACTTTAAGCGGAACTAATGGTGGAATTAAATTTGCCAGTTTAATTATTAATGATACTGAATTGACTGTTGGTGGTAGCGCAAGCTTACAAGGTGATTTTGATGCTGCAGGATTTTCAAAAGCAGAGATTATTCCATTGGTTGCACCAGCAGATGGTTTTGGTCATTCTCCTTTAAAAGATTTACCATCATATTATGCTGGTATATCATCAAACTTTGAAGGCCTCGTTGGTGATAATGCTACTGCTGGCGCTCAGGCCGGTGACCCTCAATTCGTAGCAGAAGCATTAGTAGATGTAAAATTTAGAGAGGTTTCTTTATTGAGAGACGGTAACGATGACATGGTATTTAAAGATTCATCGGGTGATGATAAAGAAGATGACTCACCATACCCCGACAGCTCTTTTAACCCCGAACAAGCTTTAAACTGCTTAAGATATTTTCAGATTACTAGTTCAGATGCTGCAGTACAATCGGGTGCAGCCGCAGCGAATTCATTTAATGGAGCCTATATTCAACAGGTCGGTAGTGATACCCAAAAGACTAGAGCTTTCTTAGACCAAGTTTCAATATTTGAATCACTTGATCCGCTTGATGGCGGTGATGGAGTACAGGGTGGATTTAGAATATATTTTCACCAAAACTCAAGTCGACTTATAAATGAAAAAATATTTACTGCTAATGGTGATATAACATTACACCAGCCGAATGGCACTCAAATCGGAGCTGCAATAAGTTATGCTTCAATCAGAGACGGCGAATATGTACCAAATACTGGTGAAGTTTTATTCGTTGATAAGAAAAAGCCGATTACTCGTAATGAACAACAAACTGAAGAAGTAAGACTTATTATACAATTCTAAAGGAAAAATATGGCAATCGATACTACATTTACTCAAGGCACTCCATACTGGGACGATTACACTCAAAGAGGTAATGCATCAAAGAATTATTTAAGAGTTTTATTCCAACCAGGTCGTTCAGTACAGGTTCGCGAATTGAACCAAATGCAATCGGCCATTCAAAATCAAATTGATAAGTTTGGTCAAAATATTTTTCAAGATGGTGCAAGAGTTTTAGAAGGTGAAATCAATTTAGATAATAAAGTAGTTTGGTTAGACTTAGCGCTTGAAGGCGCTGCTGCAACTACAGCTCAAGTTACTTCAAGACCACTAATTGGTAAAAAGATTTTTGCTCGAGCATCTGGCACTGGATATTCTGGTGCTGATGTATCAGCTACTATTTTAGATTATGAATTAAAATCAGATAATGAATACAGATTTTATATTCGTTATACTTCACAAATTATAGATTTTGCTGGAAGTAGTAGGACTCAAGCTTCCGTTAAAATTGGAGAAGCAGTAAGTGGAACAGGATATAGTATTGGTTTAAATGATACTATTGGAACTGGTAGTACAGCATTAAGCACTGGATACGCAGTAAAGATTCATAATGCAAAGGGTGTTTATTTTTCTAAAGGATATTTTGTAGAGGCACCTGAGCAAATCAAATATATTGATACCACAGCGGGAAATTCAACCGGGCCTTATCAATCGATTAATGGCAAAGTTGGATTTACAGTCACAGAAAATAAAATTACTGCAGTTAATGATTCTACACTATATGATAATGCTGATGGCTCAACTAACTTTTCAGCTCCTGGTGCAGATAGATATTCAATTGCGTTATCACTAATATTAATTACTAGTGATTCTAATCTTATTACAGAAACTAATGTCGTAAATCCTACTGGAAGTCCTACACCAACTAATTTGGTTGACACGGTTGCAGTTGTAGATAGTGTGATTGCAGAAGCAGTAGAAACTAAGTACAACATACTTGGAGAAACTTTATCACAGAGAACATTTGAAGAAAGTGGAGACTATGCTCTTCAACCATTTGTCTTAGATTTAAGAGAAGATTTTGATAATGGGTTTAACCGAGGGCGTAGTACGACTGGCGACCCGGCTAAACTTACTGCGACGCTTGAACCTTCTGTTGCTTATGTTAAAGGTAGGAGAATTGACATAAGAGCTAAACAATCTATAACGGCTAATAAAGCTCGAACAACCCATGCACATAGTAATGAACTTGTTCAAGCTAAGATGGGTTCTTATATTGAAGTCGATAATATTACTTTCTTACCGAAAATTGGTACTACTGAAACCTACACTATTCAAAATGTAACTACTGAAAATACTTCAGACGCCACTAACGATGTTTGTACTTGTAAAATAGGTGGAATAGAATATACTGGTAAAAGATACAGAATCTTTATTAATACTATTTCTATGACTGGTAGTACGCTTTCCATTGCAGATGGCAGAGCAATATTCGGCGACTCTGCTAGTGCTGAAACCACAGCTAGTGCACAATTTAAAGGTACGGTAAATGCTAGTGAACAAGGATTTATATTATTCGAAGCATTCGAAAATAGTAAATTATTTGGGCTGCCTGCAGATGTAGTAAAAAGTTTAGAAGAAGCAGGTCAAACGCGTCTTGTTAAAATACCAGTTAAAGAAGCACAAAAGTCAGTTGCTGCTACTACTTCAGCCGCAATTACTCTTAGTGCAGGTGCATTTTACCACGATAATCCAAACGAATATTTAGTTACAAAAGAAGCCAACGGAGCTGTGGTTGAAGTTACTAACGTGGCTTTAAGCGGAAGCGGGTTAGTTACTGCGACATTAACACTAGGAGAAAATGTAGGAGCTGATGTTGATATTGTATATTCAAAAAGAATTACTGCGTCTAAAGGAACTAAAGCAAAAACTGCTGTAACTGTAACTAATTCAACTGCACAAGTTTATAATGTTGGTGATACTGTTGACTTAGGAGTAACGGATGCAATAGAAATAACTTCTGTTAGCTCAGCAGCTTCAGGCGCCGGCACAGACTTATCTACATTCTTTATGCTAGATACCGGACAAACCGATATAGCATATAATAATTCAAAATTAATATGTACTAAAACTACGACATCAACTGAATTGCACGTTGATTTTAAACATCTTGCTCATACAGCTGGAGACTTTTTCTCGGTCGATTCATATAATATTGCAGATACATTATCCGCTACTGCAATTGAAAGAGTACAAATTCCATTCAGAGATTCTCGCAGCTTAACTGACTTTTTAGATTTTAGAGCTTCGGGTCATGCGACCCTTGACCCCAATGGTATTATTGAAATTGATTATATTGAAAACTTCTTACCACGACATGATAGAATAGTATTAAATGCTGCAGGAAAATTCATTTATCTAGAAGGCGACACTGATGCTAATGCTCCCAAGCCAATACCAGAAGATTCGATGTTATTATACGATTTATCAGTTCCTGCATATACTAACTCGGTACAAGAAATTGAAATTGGATATGTAGATAATCGACGATACACAATGCGTGACATTGGTAAAATAGAACGTCG